ATTATTTTTTCTACAATCTAACAAATTGTGACCAATATGATCTACATATGTTGATTTGCTATCAAAATCATTTGATTGTTTCATAACTAAAATGTGTAACATAACGTCTTTTTTATTATAATTACATCTTAAATATCCATGACTATTTTCATTCCAATAATACTTTTTTGCGATTTCTAAATCTTCAAAATCAATATAAAAATATTTTTCGTCATCAATAGAGCCAATGTAATATTTCCCATCGTCAGACAATATATAACTATTATATTTCTTTGTATTTTTTGATGCAATTTCTTTCTGTAAGCAACCGCAAGATCTTGTATTGCCATTTAGTAATTTATTTAATGGCACAATAATTTCTTTAGGATTATTACATTCACATTTACAAAGAAAAATTCTTTGATCAAATTTATTTCTTCCCATATATTTTTCAATTGTTAATCTATTAAACTTTTTCCCAATCATTTCACTTTCTGGATATTTCATATTGACTTTGCTTGCCATTTCTTTTTGCAAACATCCACAAGACTTTGAATTACCATCTCTAAGATGATGTGTTGTAACATAACAAAAATCAGGATTCCCACAATCACAAATGCATTTCCAAACTCTATCACCTCTTTTGTTAATTCCATTTAATTCTAGTACAGTTAATTTATTAAATTTTTGACCAATTAGATTATAATATTTTCCCATAATTTTCTACTTTCTAAACAACTCCCCGTCCTCTGACCATTTGTTTAAATTTAAATCCAAAGAGAAGAGCAAATTTTTCTTTGCACCACTTCGGAGTTTATCTGTCACAAAACAATAATATCTCTTATTCAAATCTAAACTTCTCTGACACTCTTCTCCCCAGTCTCCATTATTAGATTCATAATTAATATAATAATATTTATGAAAATCTTTGGATTCTATCTCTTTACACAAAAATAAAGTATCAAGAATATTTTTGATCCCTTTTGAGGCAGCTATCGTCATAGAATTTAATTCCATAGGTTGCATCATGTGGGCATCTGGTGTAAGCTGAATACTGCCATAAATGTAGATATTTAATTGGTTTGCTAGTTCCTTTAATTTAGTGGTTGTGGCAATCAAGCTTGCCCACTCACCAAGAGCATTTGTATCATTTTTTAAAGTGTCATAGAAAAAGTAATCAATTGAATTAGTCATATGAGCTTTAGTAATTTCGAAATTCAAACTTTTATCGTCATAGGCTATAGAAACATCTTTTGCATAAATAAGACCTTCTGTTTCTTTTTCAATCCATTTTGCTACTTTCATAATCTTTCTATATTCAACAGATTCAACCATTAGTCGTTCTTCAAATTCTTCTAATGTTTCTATATTATTCCCTTGTTCGTCTCTTTTGCGATAAACAAATTCCCCACTTTCGTTCTTGAACAGTCCAAGCGTGATCTCTTTTTCCTTCTTTTCAATCTTTACTCCAGTTATTTCTTGGAAACAATCATTGTTTAAAATTGTAACGAGTAAGCAATATCTCATCTCAGAAATACTCATCTCATTTAGAGCAACAAAAACCTTTTTCTTTAATACTAATGCAATATATGCAATAATGGTAAACATAAAACGTGACTTACCGGCATTACTAAGCATACCAACACACATTATTTGTTTTAGTCTAATTCCACGTAACATATCGGTGACTAAAGAATATTGTAATGGAAGTCCCATGTCTGGATTATCAAGACAATTCATAATAACATTTGACATATTTTCATTTAAAACTTCTATGTCATTATCTTTCATAATTACAGTACGCACTTTATCGACCCTTGTGCGAATTAGGCGATAAATATCCTCCGGTGAGAAAATATTAAACTTGGAATGATCTAAAATTTTCTCAATGGCGTACCCATTTTTGTAGTATTCGCGGCAAAGTGAAAATTTCTTCATCGTATCAAAGTAATTTTTAAAATCATCAACAGACGCTAGATTCATCCATTCTTCAATAGTTTTCCAGCCACCATATTTTTTATAAGTTTCAAATCTCTCTTTATCTTCCATCATATATAAATCAATGTTTGATTGATTATTGAAAGCATCTGGCATTTTCTTAAAAATGATTTCAGCATGATCATAGAAAAACTTGCATGATGGATCACTAATGTCGTACTTACTTTTTATATAAAAAGAATATTCTACAAGTAGCTCCGGTTGTTTAAATATAGAACCCACCACCAAAATTTCATTAGGAATATTTTTGATTCTTTCTTCAATGTCACTCAAATTTAAATCTCCTCAAGTATATTTTCTATGTTAGTTTTTTCTTTGTTCCCATTATATATTTTCATATAATCTATTTTTGATTTATTCTCTTCAATAATATTTTCTTTAGTACGATCATTTATTACTTGTGACATTTTCCACTTCTTATAACTATTATATTTACTTAAAAGCACAGAAACATCATACCATAACCTATTCAATCCCTCCATCCCCTCCCCCTTACCAATTTTCCATTGATTGGTTCTGTCTAGATACCCTTCTTTCCTAATCCACATATCCAACAAATCACCTGGAGATATGGGTTCGGTTATATTTTTATAATGACCATTAAAAATTTCTTCAAATTTAATGAAGAAGTGTTTAGGTTTATAGGTTAATTCGTACCGTCTTACAACATACGCAAAGAGATGGTTTTTATCAATGATATTTTTTATTTTATCACGATTTTTTTCTTGTGATTCATTAATCATATTTGATACTTCCTCTTGCGATAATTTTTTAGTTTTACTATTCATGTATTCTATAAAACAATCATAATGATAATAGTCATCTTTATTGAAAGGAACAAACTTGTCCCTTTCTAGGATAATCAAGCTTTTACATTTCTTACATTTTCGAGTTGTTTTTATTTCCATAATTAACTCTCTTTTCTTTTTTATAACAATGGGTAGGACAATCATGTTTTATGCCCTACCCATTTTTTTATAACTTTACTATCTTACTTCTCCAACACAGTCTTTAAAATTACCTTCAATGTTTCAATATCGGTGAGTTCCTTATATTTTGTAGGAACATTTTTAGCCTTAAGCGCTTCTTGTTTTTGGCGTTTTCCCTCTTTGTCGAGAGACGCGATTTCCCTGTCAATCAAATCAATGTAATCTTCAGCAGTTTTCAATGAATCAGCGTCTTCTACACTACCAGTTTTTGCCTTGGCAATATATTTCGAAGCCTCTTCGTCACGTTTTGCAACCTCTTGCTTACGCATTTTTTCAATTTCTTTTTGATCCATTGGTTTCCCAAAGGAAGATGCAACACCTTGATTAAATGCTTCAAGATAATTCTTTGCAGACATTTCTATCTTTTCAGGCATATTGCTAAAACGTGAACCTGCATCTACAAATCCATCATTACGGAAGAAAATATAGCGAGAAGTCCCTTCAAGCTTATTATCTTTAACGTTTTTTACAACCATGAAGGTGCAAATTAAATCCGCTTTATCGCTGAAGATTTTATCAAATCTACTTTCCATGTTGGAAGTCAATTGGCTATAAGTATCTTCTTCTGTCTTACCTTTAATTTCCTTAATCTTAGTATGGCTAATAAACACTAAACCATACCCAGCAAGTTCAAGTCGGTGAATTTGATCATTGATCAAATCCTGCACCATAATATGCCCTTGACCAAAACCTCCGAGCGAGGCATTAAGAGTAAATACTTTTTCACCCTTACGTTGATAATGAACTTTTAAAACTTTGTCAGATGCAATTGATACTAATTCGTCCACGGTGTCTAAACCGATAAGCCGAAATTCATTGTCCTGTTTTTCTTCAACAAGATCATCAACAATTTCAACAAAATCTTCCCAAGTTGGGGCTTCAACAGCAACGATGTCTGAAAGTGCCTTATAGCCGGTTTCCGTGCCCGCCGACACTAACAAGCCGTACTTGCTATCTCCATATGCCTCTGTCACAACGTCCCTGAAAAGAGTTGTATTGTGGGTAACAATAAATTCGTCTGTCAAATATAATTCTGAATCATCTTCTACTTTAATACAAACACACTCTTCATTTTCTACGAATCCAATATCACGAATAAAACGACAAAGATTGGGATTATGTCTCTCAAATTTCGCGAGATGTTTCTGAGAAGTAACAGGGACAATTCCTTCAGGCATTCTCAAAATAAGATAAAAACTTTCTTTTCCTT